TGTGATGCTGATGAAGGATTAAATATGGCGACTAAGCGGGAAAACATTCTTGCAGCGATCAGGACTGCTCTGACTGACACAGTCGGAGTAGGGACAAGAATTTATAGGACTCGTGTTGACGCCGTTGCGAGAGCTGAGTCACCAGCAATTATTGTCCAGCCAATAAGAGACGTTTGCGTTCAGAACACTAGTCTCCCAAAGCTGGATTGGACGATGACAGTACGCATAACAGTAATTGAAAGGGCTGATATCCCTGATCAGGCAGCTGACGACACAGTTGCGTCGTTGCATAGCAAGGTTATGAACGACTTGACGCTAGGGGGCTATGCACAGGATGTTGTGCCTGTAAGGACTGAGTTTGAATTTATTGAAGCGGATAAGGCTCTAGGAATGATTGGTTGTGAGTTTGAGATTCGTTATCGGACGCAGCTTACTGATTTAACTCAATAAAGCACTAACGCTAGGCTAAACCTAAACACCCCTTCGACTTAGCATGATGGACGAACACAGCGGTCAAGGTGGAACCTACCTTCTTGATCCTGAAACAGGCGTACGCACTTTGATTTCGCGGACGCAATCACCACAACCATCAAAGGAAGCATCCGATGGCACTGCTACTCCGCAAACGCCTGATTCTGATAGAGACGGAGTCAACGTACGGGACCGATCCGACTCCAACGGGAGCGGACGCAGTTCTAGTAAGTGACCTAAGCATCACGCCACAGAGCAGTGATGTTGTTAGTCGCGACTTGATTCGTCCTTATCTAGGCGCATCAGCTCAGCTGCTGGCTAATACGAGAGTGGAATGCACTTTTAGTGTTGAGCTTGCTGGCTCAGGCACTGCAGGTACAGCACCTCAGTACGGCAAAGCATTGAAGGCTTGCGGTTTGGCAGAAACCATTGCTGCTGGAACTTCAGTCACCTATGACCCTGTCAGCTCTGGTTTCGAATCAGTCACCATTCACTACAACATTGATGGTGTACGTCACAAGATGACTGGCTGTAGAGGCACTGTTGCGATTACCGCTTCAGTTGGAGAAATTCCAACTTTGGACTTTTCTTTTACTGGCATCTACAACGCTCCTGATGACACTGCCTTGCCGACGCCAACCTATGCGAACCAAGCTGACCCTCTGCTCTTCAAGAACGGGAACACCACAAGTTTCCAGTTGCTCTCCTTTGCAGGCAGTCTGCAGGATTTCTCGTTTGAGCTTGGGAACGAGATTGTTTATCGAGAGTTGATCGGTTCAAACAAGGAGGTTCTGATCACGAACCGTGAGGCAACAGGATCAGTTTCAATTGAGGCAGTGTTAATGGCTTCAAAAGATTATTTTGCGTCAGCAGTTAATGATGCTGCAGCGCTTGGTAATTTGCAATTCACTCATGGGGGTACTGCAGGCAACATTGTTCAATTCACTTCTAGCAAAGTGGACATTGGCGATGTTTCTTACGGTGATTCAGACGGCATCGCAATGCTAGAGATTCCATACACTTGTGTCCCTACTTCAAGCACTGCTACTGAATTTGACCTGATTTACACCTGAAGCAGGTTGTGTATGGGAAAGAGGAGCCTTTGCGGGCTCCTTTTTTTTGTGTATGCTGAGCAAGCTTATGTTGCTATGTAATGGCTTTTGTCCGCAAGAAAGTAAAAACTTTCAAATGGCCTGTCGAAGTCAAAGAACCCAGTGATAGCAAGCCAGGTGAGTTTGAGACTTCAGAGTTTACTGCAGTCTTTAAGCGAGTAAAAATGTCTGAGTTAAAGAAGTTAGAGGACGAGGGAGGCGTTCAATTGTTGAAAAAGGTAATGGTCGGTTGGGAAGGTGTCACAGACGAGGCAGGTAAGGCTGTCAAATTTAGTGTTTCTGAGCTTGAAGAGTCTGCAGACGATGTTGATTGGTTAAAAGCAGTGTTATCTGCTTACACAAAAACCTACGCAGAGGCAGAGTCGGGAAACTAAAAGAGGCGGCTATCTATTGGGCGTCAGGGGGGAAAGTCGTTGAGGACAAAACTCACGACGATGCTGCCGCCTTTGGATTAAGCCTGCCTAATCGCACAAAAAAGAAGACGGAAGACTTTGAGGTTTGGGAGGAGAACTGGGAGACAGTCATGATGTTTCTGCGCATGCACACCCAGTGGACTGTGAGCATGGCTGGATACGTTGGATTGAAATATGAGGTCTTGCTGGTTTCCGGGGGGCTTTTCGACCTTTATGATGTGGAGAACCGCCGTGAGGTGCTGGAGGGCCTTCAAATCATGGAGTCTGCAGCGCTAAGCGAATTGCACAAGAAGCAAAATGGCTAAAACTGTTGGCGAACTTCTTGTCCAACTAGAAGTTGATGGCATTGAGGGCGTCAAGCAATTAAAAAGCTCGCTGCGCGGGCTCACTAATGCTTCAAATGCAAGCGATAAGCAGATAGAGCAGCTTGCAAAAGGTATCAAGCAATTTGGCAATGAGGGCAAAAAAAGCAGAGAGGTTATCGCTGGTCAAGTTGATGCATTAAAAAAGTTACGAACACAGGCAAATTTAGGCGGCGATGCTTTTAACAAGCTCACTAAAGATGTTGTTAATTATGAAAAAAAACTTGCAGCAGCTGACCTTCAGATAGATAAAACGACAGCAAAATTTAGGACATTAAATCAAGTCACAACTCAAATTCCAGCCAGAAGACCAGATGCCTTCGCTGGGCAAATTGGAAAACTAAATCAAGAGCTTGCCGACGCAAGTGTAACAAGTGATAAGTATTTATCTATTCTTCGTCAGATACAGGAGAGGACCCAGGCTTTTTCTAGGGCTCAAGCTCGCCAAGGAGTAATAGGCAAGGCTCAAACAGCAGCAACTGGAGTAATTGATCCAAGAGTTGGTCAAATCGTAGTCAACAGAGAGCTGCCAAACACAACAGCCGCTTTGTCGTTAAGAATATCCGAGCTGAAGGAAAACCTTCAAAATTTAGATTTCACAAGCAACGAATACAGGGACACGCAAAGAGAAGTTCTTGCAATTGAAAAACAACTTACAGATATAGGCAAGCAACGTGTTGAGGCAATCAAAGGCGTAACGGCTCAACAACGTCGAGCAGAGGAGCTTGCTGAAAGATCTCGGGGTCGCAAGCAACGTTTAACTGCAGGTCAAACTGCTACGAATGCTGAGTTTAATGCTGCATTAGGTGCGCATATTGCTGCACCTGCAATGCCTGTGCAGAGACCAAGTGAGTTATATAAATCAATCGGTCAAATCTCTGCTGCTGCCATGGCAAGAGATGTTGAGATGATGGGCAATAGTTATAGGAAAGTAGCGGCAGATATCAATATGGCTGCAAGAGCTGGGAATGGCAACATTTCTAGCCTCCAGAACCAGCGAGCATCATTTGTTGGGCTACGCAGCGTTCTGGACCCTCTTAGTAAAGACTTTAGAGAGGTCACCAGGGAGATAGAAAAGCTAGATAGGCGGTTAGGTCGCTTGAATGGATCTAAAAAATTTAGCAAAAAAAATCTTCTTCAAGGTGCAGGTGCCGTTGCATCTTCTGCAATTTTTGGTGGACCATTAGGTGCTCTTGGGTCGATAGGCGGTTTTTTAGTTGGAGGCCCAGGCGGAGCTGCGCTTGGAGGAGGATTAGGAGCATCAGCAAACGCTTTACTTGATTATGGTCGTCAAATAGCAGAACTGAATACACAATTAAATCTTTCAAAGCAAACTTTAGCCGTTGCAGCAAATGGACAGAAAGAATACAACAAACTTCTTGCTATCGCTAGAAGCATTAGTGGTGATTACGCAGTAAGTTTAAAAGAAACGATTGGAGGTTTTGCTCAAGTTGCTGTTGCCGCTAGAGCTAACAATTTAACTCTCAAAGAGACAGAGACTATTTTTAGAGGACTTGTCGCTTCAGGTATTGCATTTGGTAAATCTCAGCAAGATATCGATGCAATCGTAAGGGCAACAGTTCAGGTGCTATCTAAAGGAAAATTAAGCGCAGAGGAGCTTTCAGGGCAAATCGGCGAGCGCCTACCAGGGGCTGTAGCAAAGTTTGCTGAAGCAACTGGACGCACGCTGCCTCAGCTTGCTAAAGACTTAAAGGATGGCACGGTTCAAATCTCTGACTTTGTCGACTTCTCAAAAGAACAATTGTTCGATTACGATAAAGTTGCCAAACTAATAGCAGACGGTCCAGAAAAAGCTGGCGCTCGCTTGAAATTATCTTTAGAACAAACTGCAGAAAATTATGGCGGCTTTTTCCAAAGAGTAGGAGCCTTTTTCCAAGACATCGGAACTGACTTGCTCACTTTTTTCAATAACAATCAAGAAATTATTCAAGACTTCGTGATTGACGCGGTCATTGCATTTAAGAACTTGGCGCTTGAGGTCAAGCTTGCTTTTGAGGACATAAAAGAAACTCTTGGCTTTTTCAAGCCTGTCTTGGATATGTTTAATTTAGGTATTGAGACAGTAAGCAAAGCAAGCAGGCGCCAACAAGCATTGAAAGCTGGTGGGTTTAATCATGATGAGTACACAAAACAAGCTGCAGAATTTGCGAGGGAAAATATTGAGACTGGAAGTGAATATTCACAACCCCTTGAGTTTCAAAGAATACGAAAGTTGAAGTTTAACGAACTTAAAGGAGACGCCGTTCGCAGAGGAGAAGCGAAATTTCGAGAGCAAACCGGAGATACTGTTGAAGGAAGGGAAGAACTAGAGAAGCGGCTTTTTGGAAAATTTATTCCATATGCGTATGGCAACCTTAAGTCAGGTCAAGGCGGAGGCGAATTACCAGTAGTACCAGATGGAACTGGTGGCGCTGGCGTGAAAGATATAACTAAAGAAGTTGCTGACGCAAGAATAGCAAGAATCAATTTAGATAAAGACGCGATTATTGGAGTCAGAGAGCAGATTGAGCTTGAGGCAGAGCTAGCAAGAAAAGCTGCAGCCTTAGAGCCGTTTCATAAGCAAAGAGTTGAGCTTGCAAAAATCAACAAAAGAGAAACTGAACAGTTAGCTGATCTTGAAGAGCGTATTAAAGAGTCTGGCAAGGCAATGGCTGAAAAACTAAAAGAAAGAATGAATGCATCCCAATCATTAAATCGTCAGCTTGAGGATTCTCTTGCCAAGCGCAAGCTAGAGCTTGGCTTAATTACACAAGAAGAATTTAATCAGCTCGAGATTGCAAGAGAGCGTCAGCGTCTTGAGGGCCTAAAGGATCCTGACAAAGGCGGCATCACTGATACGCAAATAGAAGAACAGATGAATTTATTTGAAAAAGTATTAAATCAAACGCCTATCGATAAATTCATCAAGAGCGCTAAGGACGGCTTGAATGATTTGCATTCAGTCGCGGTAACAATTTCGCAAGGTATCGGCAATGCAGTTGGCAATGCAATGACTTCAGGCGTAATGGGCTTGATAGAAGGCACCAAGACAGCAAAGGAAGTATTCGCTGATTTCTTGAAGAGTGTTGGTCAGATCTTGGCGCAAGAAGGCGCAAAGATGATCGCCACTTACATTGCTATCGGTATCGCAAAAGCATTCGCTGGTTTGCTTGGTGGTAATGATCTTTCAAAAGCTGGCAGCTCTACAGGCGCTTTTGACAGCGGTGTTGGTGGAATTTTTCCAACTAGTCCGGCTTTTTCGTATGGAGGTAAAGCAAACGGAGGCCCAGTAGAAGCTGGTCGTCCTTACATGGTTGGAGAGCGTGGACCTGAGATGTTTATCCCTGGTTCAAACGGTGGGATTATGCGTAATG